AAAAGAACATACCAAGTCGAATACCGTGCCACTTACTGGGTCCGTGCTGATAGCGAGGACGAGGCAATTGAGCTAGGTATTGAGGAGCACAGCGAGTTCCCAAACGGCGACTACGAGGCCTTTCTTGACCCGTACAAGTCACCGCTTGAGGACCTTGATGACGGTACCTACATTATGGGCGTCGACGGTCTAGAGGACATTGAGAGGCCAATGGGAGGCTACTGGGTTGGCACTGTACCCGTACAGGACCTAGCTAGCGTGCCATTAGGCGCTTACCTAGGCGTCTGGACTGATCCCAGCACCGCAAGGTACTGGGACAAAACCACAGGCCAGCGATACTACGACATTACGCAGTACGAGGCCGACCTAACAAAGGCACTAAAACTTGGCAAGCAATTCAGCCAAATAAGCATCTGGGACATCGCAGGAGCGCGAGCCATCCCAGTAAACATCTAGGTTGCTCCTAGTGAACCCTGCAAGCACTCTCCCCCGGTGCTTGCAGGGTTTTTTTATGCCCGTAAAACCTAATTGCTAGCCCTGTTATCACGGGGACGAATGGAATGATGATGATGCCGTGATGGCAGGGCCTGCAATGGATTTTCATGGGCATGTCTGGTAGTGATAGCATCTAATCATGACTCGCATAGTAGACACTACGGGTCATGCCCACAATAAAAATTCAATACGTGATGGCCTGTTTGGCTAGCACAGAAAAGGAGCACCATGAGCACCATAGAAACAGCACAGCAGGCCGTGTACGAGGCTTGGCAGGACGTATTCACAGACCCTGAAGAGGCAACTGAAGAGATGTTTGAACAGGCCTACATCGGTGAGTTCTTTGACACTGAAGAGCTAGCCAAGTACCTAATTGACGACGCCGGCATGGCAGACGTTGATGGCCTTATCAACGAGATCGACGACACTTTGGCACCGTACTTCAAGTTTGACTATGCAATGTACGGACGCGACCTAGACCTTGGTGGCGACGTGTATAGCATCGAGATTCAAGTACCCTTTGGTACTGCAGGCCACACCATGAAAAGAACGCATTACTTCTGGACTAACGTTTAGTCTGGATAGCCTGACCGGCAGGCACTAGGGTTCAAGCCCCTAGCAGGCACGAGCTAGCATGTAGCTAGCCAATTAGAAAAGGAGCACCACAATGGGAAGCAACTTCGCGCACGAACTAGCGGATGGCACACTAGGCGCAATTAGCCTTGAAGATCAGCTAGCGATTCACCTAACCAGCAACCACTATCCGCCAGTACCTCGAAGCATGGTGAAGCCATGCATCGAAGCGATCGACGCCTACTGGGAGGACGACCTCAATTGCGAGATCGCACTGCCAGAAGGTGGATCATGGAGAGGCAACGACCATGCACCAGCTTGGGCGATCATCGAAGGGCATCACCTTGATGCTTGGATCACTGAGTACGACGACGAAGAAGAAGGAGAATAACCATGAAAGCATTACATGCACCGGCACTACACCCGGACGACACGATCGGGCTAAACATCGCACCAAAGATCAGCGTCAATGCACTGATCGACCTAGTTGATGCCGTCCCACAGGCTATTGGCTACTGGGTTGATCAGTACCGCGACGTTCATTACACACGCGAAGACACCAAGCGCGTGTACAAGCTGAGCATCATCGACGAGAACACCGATCAGGAATACTTGATTAGCGTGAACACGATTATCGACGGTATTCAGAAGATCGTGTCTGGCAACGTAGAGATCAACTCAAGCATCACCAGCTACATCCTGAGCGATCTGGGTGAAGGCCTGCAAGGTGGCTACATCGACGGAGAGGCCTTGGACTGCATCGTTCAGGTTGGCTTGTTTGGAGAGATCGTTTATGGCTAACACATGCTACAACCGCGTATTCATCACAGCATCCAAGCGATCACTTGATGCATTCGAGAAGGCAGTAGCAGATCTAGGAGGTGAGTTAGGGCCGGCCCTTGAGGCCCTACTCCCACCACCGGATGGCCTGCCCTATGACACCAGAGAAGAGCTATTTGGTGAGTTCGCTGATGCGCTGAATGGAAATACCGAGCGCATCTACACCACCGAATACCACTGGCGCTTAGCTTTCTATGGCACCAAGGCCGTCTACCCTGATAGCAAGATCAACCGAGTTCGCGATGATCTAATGATCCTTGATTACACAACCGCATGGGCACCGAACATCGCCTATTGGCAGAACGTGATCAAAGCGATCCCTAGATTCTTGGACTTTGAGGTGAAGCATCAGTATTACGAAGATGGCGTCGGATTCATCGGAGAAGCTTCGATAGATCAGACTAACTACAACGAATGGCAAAAAGATCTAACCATCGAGCACTGGCAAAAAGCCGGAGCGATCATCCTTGATGACGAGATCTTATGGGAAAGCACAACGGACGTAGATCTGTTTGACGCCTTCCCGTTATAGCAATCCGTAAGGCCCTGCTGGAAAGATCTGGCAGGGCCTTTTTTTATGCCCGAAATAGCATCGACAATACGGAGGCTACTCAATGCTAATCAACTCATGAGTAGAATAGTAATGAGTAGGTATTGTTTTAGGAACCTGACCTAGATAGGCAAATCGCAACCATTTCAATGGGATCCCGACACGCTGATCGAGCTCCCTTACGTACCCCAACCAAATTTAGAGTAATGTAGCTGATGAGTCTGACTCAATGGCTCTCTTACTCAGAAAGGTACACATGACACATTACGACCCAATTTATGGTGAGCTTTTGACCTCGAAAGAAGTCTCCTCACTTACAGGATTTACTCTCAATCAACTACGCAATCACCGCCAGCGGATCGAGACATCACCCTTCTCATTCGTGAGACAAGGTGGCACATCTTGGTACCGCAAGGATGACATCGATCTTTGGCTTGAGCAAAATGGTGGCATCGAATACGAATACATCACCCCACCGAATGCCAAGACAGCACCGCTACGTCATCAGGCAACCGATAGTAAACAGCGCGAGTACCTAGACAAACTGACAAGGATCACCACCAAGAATGCTTGGTCCAAATGGTACGGCTTCTTTGTGGATCAGGCCGGTTGGAAAGGCAATCCTTACGACGACTCTCGCGCTTGGATGACTCACTACTGGAAGCTAGCTGAGAACGAGGATCTAACCGAGGTATACCCATCGGTGATCGACTTCAACAAAATGCGCCAGAATGATCCGCATCGCTACTGGCCTGCAATGACTTATGCCATGAGAAAGGCTATGAGCGAGGTACACGGCTGGGAAGCCACAGACGAGGAGATACTTCAAGCCCCGGTCGGCGAAGTCCCACCGAGCAAGCTAGAGTCCTAGAAACGAAAATAGGCCCTAGCGAGAGAGAGGTGAGAGCTAGGGCCTATTACCGAAAGGAGATACCGTGATCAAGAACCACCCTGATCATGCCTTTATCATACATGACACAGCGTTATCAAATCGTTATCTGACACAAGAAAAATGTATTTGACATGTGTCGGTGGCAGGCATTAGTGTCTACTACGTAAGGTAAATTGCTTTACAGAATAAGGAGGCTACATGAGAAAGTTCAACCCCGGCATACCACCACAGCTGGTGGCAGTACCGGTACGCAGGCTCACTAGGCGCAACCTAGATCGAGCCATCAAGAAACTAGCACGCTACTTCCAAGTTGAAAATGACTTAGAACAAGTAGCAAGGATCGGCGAGTACTACGGCTATTCACTCGCAACTACTGATCGCTTTGTCTTCATAGTCGAAGAAGGATCAGAGTTCGCGGACATCGCGGTAGAGCACAGCCCGATCCTCGAGTTAGCTATCCGCGAAGAGCGCGATGGCCAAGCAGTGGTGATCCTATGACCTCGGCATGGATGAAAGAGCATGATCTTCGCACTGACTATGACTACAACGTTTGGTCGGATGAAGATAACAAGATCACACTCACTGCATACCGGTTGAAGGTTGTTGACCTAGGCACATACAACGAGCAGATCAACACCGACACTGAGCAGTACGAGTCAATAACGTTTAGCCTGCCAGATCAGTACAAGCAAGTACTGTTTCTGATCGACCAGCCTGACCCTGAGAAGCAGTTGACTGAGCACGGCTTAGTTGACTATGACGACTGGGTTGACATCAACTGGCTAACAAGAAGTGGATCACCTACTGAGGTACTCGACTTCTTACAAGCACTACCAGAGTACGAACCAAGAAAAGAATCGTTTGTCCTTGAGGGCAACTTATGGAGAACAAAGGAGACAGCATGAGCACCACAGAAACACGAGCACTGATCGACGAGGCTAAGGCCAAGTTAGTTAGCAAGCCAAAGGCATCAAAGACTAATGCAAAGGCAGTCGAGGCAACTGATGCCAACACAGCTAACGCATTACTAGCACAGCGATCTGAGATCTACGATGCCAAGAAGAAACTCGAGGCAGAGCTAGCTGAGATCGACGCAATCATCAAGGACATGATCGGCAACAACGACGAGCTACTTATTCACGGCGCGAAGGTAGCATCCATCGCCCGGTGGAAAGAGACATCGCTGATCACTGACAAGGTGAAAGAGCTATTCCCACTAACGGAATACCCAGACATCTACAAGCGCATTGCCAAGTCAAGAATGACGGTGCACTAATGAGCGAAGGAGGACTAATTAGTGAGCAGTTTCACAGCATCATCACTGACAGCGCGATCAGATCATTCAACCAAGGACACAACGCTGGTGTGATCGACGAACGCATTCGCGTGATGGAGCTCATCAACGAGTACAAAGTCTCGGCTACAACAGCTGATGGTGATTACACAGTTGAGTCATTCACCATCACACCTAGCGAGCTACTGAAGCTAGTCAAGGCAAACTGATGGGCTACATTTGGATCCACGAAAGCTCAGGTACATCGAGATTCGTGGATGCCAAGTACCTACCACCGTGCAACACATGCGGTAAGCAATTAGATCTATGCCCTAAACACGATAAGGAGAATGAAAATGGCAAAGATGGCATCACTGTACGAGGAAATGACTCGACCAACTGAGGAACCGGAGCTTTGTGAGTATTGTGGCGACACAATAGACGACTGCATCGACGCCGGTGAATGCAACTACGGCATAGCTGACGACAATTGCTCACTATGCAGATTTGAGTGCATGTGCGACGAGAAGTACGAGACATACAAAGAACAAGAAGCGAGTGATTACTTTGACAGCCTTTAGCGATCACCAACAGCTAAGAGACTGGCTATCACTGAATGACTCGATCGACGCAGAGGCTGGACAGATCCCTTGCCGACAAGCACCGGATCTGTACTTCCCTGACAAGATCGGCGATGGCATGGGCTATGACGCTACACACTTGAAGATGGCGATCAAAGCCTGCCATACCTGCCCGGTGATCAAACAGTGTGCTGAGTACGCAATCAAACACAAAGAGACAGCCGGCATCTGGGGTGGCATGAGTACATCACAGCGTAAGGCACTTTGGATTTGAGTATTTATACCGACGTGCTATTTGATTACCAAAAGCTCGCGGTTGATCGGATAGTAAAGCGAGAGATCGCCTTGCTAGCCGATCAGCCCGGGCTGGGTAAAACGCTCGAGGTGCTATCAGCGCTCGAAGAGCTGAAGTTATTTACCCGACCGGGCCAGATGACCTTAGTGCTCACGCCGATCGTTGCTGCCCAAACAGCATGGCGAGACACTATTGAGCGCTACTTGATGCCATCCACACCGGTTGAGATTATTGACCTGTCTTATGGCACCACACCACAGCGCGTGAAGCGCTACCAAGAGGCCATGCAATCTGAATCTGGCCTGCCTGCTATCGTAATCGCTAACCATGCGCTCATCGAATGGAAAAGAGGCAAAGGTCCTCGGATCCCAGAGCTATTCGAGACACACTTCTCAGCGATTGTCATCGACGAGTCGCATCTAGTTCTACCAATCTTGAACGACCGCAAGATGACCACATTCTGGCTAGGCCTAGTCAAGTTTAATTACGTACAGCATCGCATCGCAGTATCAGGTACACCGGACCGAGGCAAGCTTGAGAACCGATACGGTACATACAAATTCTTACGCCCTGCATCATTCGCGAAGTACACACGCTGGGCATGGCTCGAGCAAAACTTCTGGATTTATGAGAAACAGGTGGCACGCAATCGAACGATCAAAGCAGTCGGCACACTCAAGAGCCCTAAGCGTTGGGCTGACATGGAAGACGATGTGATCATCCGGCGCACCAAGAAAGAAGTACTGAAGGATCTACCGGACAAGCAGTACAACTATGTCGAGATCGAGCTCACCAAAGAACAAAAGGCTGACTACGGTCAAGCTATCAAGCACGCTTACGAAGAGAAGCAGAAGGCACTCGAGGAAGATCGCATGACAGCATCGGCTATGGTGTTCGCATTGCGAGCGCGACAAATCTCATCCTGCCAATGGACCAAGGATCCACAGAACCCGATCCCTGTTGTCGGTGGCAAGTCTGCCAAACTTGACTGGCTAATTGATTGGCTCAATGAGCGTGGCTTTGACGAAGGTCAAGGTAAGGTTGTTATTGCCAGCCAATTCTCAATGGTGCTTGGTTGGTTGCAAAAAGAATTGACACCGCTTGGCTACAACTCAGCGGTGATAGACGGCAGTACTCCCCAAACGATGCGCACCCAATTGCAACGAGACTTCCAAAATGGAGATCTCAACATTGTGCTTTTGTCTGGTCGTATGGGTGTCGGCATCACGCTCGATGCTGCTGATGATTTGATCATGTTTGATCTACCTTATGATCCTGACATGATCGAACAAATCGAGGACCGGATTCATCGTGCCTCGAGAAATCACCAAGTGGTGATCTGGAACCTGCTAGCTATCGGAACCATCGACCAAGCGGTGGCACTCAAGGTATCAAAGCGGTACCAGATCACCCGGGAGTCTATGGATGGCCGGCGTGGCATCGACTTTGAGAAGAAGATCCTTGAGAAGATCCGCGTGTTGAATAAAATGTCGGAGGGTCATGATAGTGTAATGGTCTCAGAAGGAGAGAAAAATGGCTAAAATTACCATCCTCGGAGTAGAGGAAGCTGACTACGATGGCAAGGATCAGATTGCCCTAGCATCAGCACAGGCATGGATCGCTCGCATACCTGAACTGTTTGTGACTGAACGATCTAAACAGATCGAGATCGGTATCAGCGAGGTCGGCATGGACTGCCGTAAATGCGTTGCTCGCAAGCTAGCCAAGACACCTCGCGACATCGATGGCGCGTGGTTCCCATTCATTGGCACAGCAGTGCACGATGCTCTTGAGCGCGGGTTCAATGAGCGCTACCCCCTTGATTACAAGCTTGAGGAACGACTATTCGTTCACGAGTACAAGGATCTAAAACTTACCGGATCATGCGACATGATGGCCTTCACAGGCGATGCAGGATGGTCCGGAATTGTCAATGATTGGAAGGTCGTTGGTGATTCTGCTCTTGCTGAAGCCCGTAAAGGGAAGATCAAGGAGCAGTACAGAATCCAGGCAATGCTTTACGGCTATGGCTGGGAACAAAAAGGCTACAAGGTTAGCCACGTATCACTTACATTCTTGCCTAGGGATGCGAAACTCGAGGATGCAGTCGTCACGATGCTTCGCTATGAAAAAGAGATCGCAACTGAGGCGCTAGCACAGCTCGAGTCTTTGATCGACGCGGCTGAGTTAGTTGGTTGGGACAAGGTGATAGAGAAACAATCGAAGGCAAGCTTCTGTTTTAGTTGCCGTCGGTACGAACAAACAAATCATTCTGACATACAGTCGATGATCTAAACTATGAAAACTAAGGAAACTATAAAATGAACGAAATGAATGAGAACCTACCAAGCGTCGACGACCTACTTGCAGGTGGTGGCTCCAAGTCACTATCTTTCAAGGACTTCTCGGTCGGCGATTTTTATGAAGGAACCATCGCTGGATTGCGCACTGTACAAGTTCGCAACTACGACGACCCTACAAAGCTAGAGTTCTGGGATGACGGTAAGCCTAAGCTCCAGATCGAAGTCACTCTAGACACTGATTACAAAGATGCAACTGATGACGAGGACACTGGCGAGCGCCGTGTGTTTCTATTTGGCCAGAAGTTGACAGCTGCAAAAGAAGAGCTAAAGCGCAAGGGCATGTCTAAACTTGAGATCGGATCTAAGTTCAAGATTACTCTTACCGGAACCAAGCCGGCTAAGAACCCTCGCTACAACGATGTCAAGCTATACGGCATCGAACTCAGCCCGGCAACCTCCAACCCAGCAGTGGACGCTCTACTAGCGTCTGGTGCCTCTGAGGTAAAGGGTGCTAAAATAGAGAAGTTGACAACAAAGCAGGTGGGTATTGCAAACACCTTGCAAAGTAATGGCTTTGATGCAACTGAAATTGCAGAAAACCTAGGAGTTAGTGTTGAGGCAGTAAACGCCTCCCTAGTCTTCTAACAAAAACGTGTGACGGGCTTCGTCCTTTTCCTCCTTTCAACGGAGCCCGTCACACTCTTATCGAAAGGATTATCGTGGACTCACCATCCCTCTTCAAAGAGCTTCTCTACCGGCTCGGTCGCAATGACGACGATGCCGTAACAATTGCATACCAATCGCCATCACAGCGATTCACTGCAAAGACAATCAAGGTCGACCTAATTGACTCAGTGGTTGACGCGCTTGACGATCTTGGCAACAACATCTGGTTTGAGATCAACCCATCATCAGTGATCGGCAGAGCAACAGCGCAAGACATTACTAGGCTTGCAGCTTTCTATATTGACATCGATTACAAAGATGGTGGCGCTGGATCAGCGCGCAACGCTAAAGAATTTATGGACATGCTTACCTCGTTGATCGGGGTTGGGCCTAGCGCAATCGTGTTCTCCGGCCATGGCATTCAGCCTTACTGGTCCATCGACATCGAAGAAGAATACGACTTTGGCTTAGCTCAGGGAGTGCTAAACCGATGGGGTGTCTTTACTAAGTTCCTAGGTGGAACGATGGACATCAGTTTGGATTCAGTGTTTGATCTACCTAGGATCTTCCGTGTCCCAGGATCCCAGAACATGAAAGATGCCGAGAATCCTGTAAGAGTTAGCGCACTCTTCCCTAAAGACTGGCGTCCGATTTCGATTAATGAGATCAATGAGATCCTTATTGCTCACGGCATTACCAACGAACACAGCCTGCCAGACAGCTATGATCCAGTGCAGACTTCAGATAAGTGGCAGTTTGCTGCTAACGATTGCCAGTTCACCCCAACACTTTACGCTGGCATCAGACCTACCAATGGCGTCCCTAAGAGCAGACACGGCTGGCTATTGCAACAGCTTGTCTTGGTTCATGCTGCACACCGAAACGGTTGCATTACTCCAGACACCAAGGACGATCTAGTAAAGCGCGCAGGCGAGCGCTTTGAGTACTTCCTGACCCAGGGTCTTGCAAGAGACATGCACCAAGGTGAAGTAGCCTCGGCATCTAGATGGGCTGTAGCAAAGGTAGAAACATTTAGCGATGAGAAGCTTCGCAATGAGCTAAGACAACACTCACACTCGGATTTTTTAGTCGGCGACCCAACCAGCGTCCTTGGGGAGCCATCAGCCAACGTTGAGCGTTCCGGAGAAGAGATGGCACTTCTCTACGAGAGCACTTACGGTACCTATGGACGCACTGATGCAGCTAACGCTAGACGCTTAGTTTATTTCTCTGAGGGCAAATTTAAGTACGTGCCTGATGTTGGATGGTACTTCTGGGATGGCGGACGCTACACTTTTGATAAGGACAAGTCCATCATGCAGATGGCAATTGATGCTGCTCAGTTTGTAGAGCAAACTCAAATATCGGGAGACCAGCTCAAGTGGGCCCAGGGATCTTCTAACAAGGAAAGGATAGTAAATGCAATCACACTTGCCGGTACGGATCCAGAAGTCTTGGTACAGGCTATCGACTTGGATGCGCAGGCAAATGATCTATGTACGCCAAACGGCGTGGTTAATCTCCAGACAGGGGAAATTAGGCCGGCTATTAAAGGCCTTGACCTTAACACACGTCAAACTACAGTTGCTCCTAAGAAGATCAACACACCTATCTGGGATGCATTCCTCAAAGAAGTTCTACAAGACGAAGAGAGGGTTAGCTACCTGCAGGAGTTGCTCGGAGCCTCTCTATTCGGAGACGCCAGGTATCATGTGCTTCCTGTGCTCGCTGGATCCGGAGCTAACGGAAAATCCACGCTTCTAGATGTAGTTGCAGGTATTCTTGGAGATTACTCAGCATCAATGCCTGAGAACTTCTTGCTTGACACAAACTCGAGCGCTCACCCAACTGAGATCGCTCGCTTGCGCGGTGTTCGTTTTGCCATGGCATCGGAAACTCGGCCTGACGGTAAGTTCAACGAGTCGCGTGTAAAAATGCTGACCGGTGGCGACATGCTATCGGCACGTTTTATGAATAAGAACTTCTTTGACTTCAAACCAACACACACGTTGTTCCTAGCTGTAAACCACTTGCCTGCTGTTAAATCTGGTGGAGATGGATTCTGGCGAAGACTTCGCAAGATGGACTTCAGGGTGACAATTCCAAAGGATCGCCAGAAAGAAAACTTTGCTCAGTTGATGATCGAAACTGAAGGCGCGGGCATCCTGCACTGGATAATCGAGGGAGCAGTACGCGTAACGGTTCAGGGCTTCAACGAGCCAAACAGCGTTCTTCTATCTACCCTTGAGTACCGACACGAAGAAGACCACATTGCTAAGTTCCTTGATGAGCGTGTTGTGGCTGCATCCAACGGTAGTGCTACCAAGACTGCAGTCTTCAATGCTTATCGTGATTGGTGTGATGACAATGGTGAGCGCCCGATTACCCAGAATGCCCTGAACCGCGAGGTTCGCTCACGCATGAACGTGCCTGAGGTAGAATTAATGGGTATCAGAATGTTTAGTGGCATCGAGCTGTTGAACCTGAAGCCAACGCCTAAAGACATGGCGGGCGAGGAAAAAGATGAGTACTGGCGGTGATTTCTGCTTTAGTTGCAGATCCGGCTTCCACAATGAATGCCACGAGGCGTGGTTAGATGCCGTCCAGGAGTGCTGCTGTGGGGGCGAAATAGTATTTACCGCTAGTGGGGACGTAAAGTCCGCTGGCGACGTTATAGAGGGCGACAAGGACAGTGGGTATATTGATGATGGCTACGAGGCTTACAAAGACATTGACAAGTACAAGGACCCGCTGTCTACGGGTAGAAAACGTGCTGCGCAGATGTATCCAATTGAGGTTGGGATGGTCTGTGAATGGGCTAATCTCGCCAAAGCAGGCGGTGGTGTGGTTCCTATCGTGGGTTGCGTTGGTCGCCCTGCTAGCGATCGCCATCACGGTCCTGACAAAAATACAATGAACAATGCTCCGGGCAATGTGCACCGGATCTGTGATTACTGCCACAACACTTGGCACGCTGTAAACGATCCTCACTATGGAGATCGCCCAGATCACACGCTACCATTCGTACCTAAGGTTTCTTTTGAGCAGCACGATGGAACTAGTAAAGCAACTATGGATCAGATCCTAGAAGCTGAAGCTCGTCGCGTTACTGAGGCTACTTCTTAGAAGTAAACTTCTGTCCCCTGAAGTAAGCAACACCTTCATTGATCTGTACTAACTCAAAGTATGGCTTCTCGTCTTCAATAGTGACGATCAGTATTCCGTTTTGCCAGTTCTCGTAGTACCTGGCCGAAGTTCCGTCAATGTTTGTGGATCCATTAACGCTAGGAACCGCTCCGTCAACTCGGCATAAGCAGCCCGGACTAACGGCGACAGACTTGATAGATCCGTCACGGTTGAAAACTGTCTTGGACTGAATCTCAAGTCGGTGGGAGTGTCCAAAAATAGTTGATATGTGTGGGTCTGCATTTGTGTAGGCGGCTGCAGTAGATCCGTTAGATCTTGCTTTAGTTCCATGGATAGCTCTGAGGCTATCGGTAAGCCAGTAAGCTCCGGCTGGGTAGGCATCAATGTACTTCACTCCGATCTCATCAAGTCTCAGAAGGTAAGGAATGCTCATTACCGGAAGCTCATCTGCATTAGCTCGTTTTAGTCCCCATGCGCTAGCAGCGTTGATCATAATGAACTTCTCTAGCCTGCGATCGTGATTACCTTCAATCAGAACTATCTCAGCATCAGGGCCAGCTGCAGCACGCTGCTCCTGCAAAAACTTATGGCCCCTGTCAAATGCTGATTGGGTAGTGCCAGCGAATGCTGCCTCTTGCTCAAAGCGACCCTGGCTTGGTAGATCCAAGAAGTCACCCAAGTTAATTACGCCATCAACGCGATCGTTATGGTAAAGCCAGTTAGTAATCTGCAGCGCGACGTCCATGGCAGCTTCATCATGGAATGGCAACCACTGGCCGTCTATGTGGCGATAGCCGATCTGTGGATCTGGCAGTACTGACCATACCTTGTGGCTCGTACGGGCCTTACGAGGCTCTTTAGGGTTATTTATATATACCGGCTTAGCAGGCTGAATTAGATCCCACTTAGGCTTCGGTCTCAGGTCATCAAGCACAACGGCACTTCCCGGTTCGATGTTGGCGTACCTGATCATCATAACACTTGAAGCCACGCTCGGTTAGAGCTACGGACAAACCTTTGTGACTCCATCTGGGATCATCAAGGTTTTCTCGCAGGACACGCATGTCCTTGTCACTTAGCTGATTTGTAGCATTAATGATAAAAGAGCATAGGGGCTCTCTAACTGGCGGGGTGAGTCCTTCTAGCATGATCGTCTCCTTTATCTAGCTCTTAAAGGTTAGCCTAGCAGAAAATTATGCTAGGCTGTCAAGCATTGACACAACCTTTTTAGGAGACAAAAATGGACAAGACTTACCACTTTATGGCTGGCCTGCCCCGATCTGGCAGCACTGTATTAGCAGCCCTTTTGAACCAAAACCCAGAGGTTTACGCAAGCCCGCAAACTGATCTACTTGGAATGCTTTACGAGCTAGAAAGTAAGATCCCTAATTACGAAAGCTACAGAGCCGGTTTGTTCTATGACGGCTACATGTCCGTGATGAAGGGCATGGCTGACAACTTTTACTCTCACATTAATAAGCCAGTAATCATTGATAAAAACCGCGGCTGGGGCACCCCATACAACTTCACTGAGCTCAGCCCTTACCTCAACCCAGAAGGTAAAGTAATTCTGACAATGCGCCCAATGATTGAGGTGCTTGCATCTTTTGTAAAGGTTATCCGAGAAAGCGAAAAGATTACCAAGCAAGTTAGCTACTTCAACCAGAACCTTTGGGTGTCTAATTACCGCGATCAGACTGAAGCAATTGTTGACAACTTGATGATGCCTAATGGTGAGATAGATCGAGCTATCTTTTCAGTTGCAAACTTGATCAAGAATCACAAAGATAGGGTTTATGTTGTTTGGTTTGATGATCTACTTGATGCACCGCAGGCTACGCTAAATGGCATTTATGATTTCTTGGGTGTAAAGAATTTCGAACATAACTTTAACAACATTAAGGCAGTGGATGAACAGGATGATCTAACCGCGTTTGGTATCGCCGGGCTACATGATGTTAAAAAGAAACTCGCTAGACCAAAAACAGATCCTAGCGAGCTTCTATCTGAATACACTATTCAGAAATACAAGAACGTCTTAGACTTCCTTGATCTCTAACCAGCTTAGAGTTTCTTCATCCCAGCGGTAATTGCCTTTTGGCATTGGGGTTGGAGCATTCCACTGAGCTGTCTCTTCGTTTAATGTCCATGACTCAAATGGCTTTGGTGAGATAAACGCGTCTAAATCAGCGTCATACTTATATCCAATACCAGCGTAGTTCTTGCGGATGTTTGCGTTGTAGCTAGTTCTCTTGCAGACCTGGCCCCTAAACGCGCCGTACCAAGTTTCTGGATCCTGTCCTTCAATTAGCTTTGTTTCGTCAACGCCAACGATTACCTCGGTGACGATGTTGTTCTCATCTAGAAATGCATAGTGTGCCATATTATTCTTCTTCCGTTGTTTGCCAAGATAGTGTAGTTTCATTCCAAGTGTAATCTTTGCCAGGACGTGGAGTTGGAGCTTGCCAGCAAAAGGTTTCGTCT